TCTGGCGGGTCACGCCCACCTCGTCCTGCTGGTCGACGTAGGCCGTCAGGAACTCGCCTGGCCGCGCGACGAGGCTGTTCGGCGGGAGGAGCGTGACGTGATCGCCTGGCCCCCGGTCGGCGTGGTCGGGACCGAGTGGACGCAGGTCGCCCCGGTGGAGACCAGCCGCTCGCTGGTCACCGGCCGGGACTACACCAGCGCGACCCAGCGGCGCCGCCGGCTGGTCACGCTCGAGGTCTCGTCGCTCGCCGAGAAGGCGATGGGGGCGGGCTACATGGAGATGCTGAAGCGGCACCTCGACGGCGTGAACGCGGTCCGCCTCTACAGCTACCCGATCAACCGCCACTTCGCCGCCTTCGGCGCCCCGCTGACCAGCCAGATCCTCGACTGGGAGGACGGCGGCGCGCAGGTGCGCTGGCACGACCGTTGCGGCGACGCGCTGGTCTGGGTGACCGGCGCGCTCCTGATCGGCACGACCACGACCGACTCGGGCTGGCCCGCGATCGACGTCACGCTCCTCCCGCCGAACAGCCTCGTCGCGCGGCCAGGCGAGTTCCTGACGGCCTACGTCGACCAGCAGGACGAGGTGGGCGTGACCCGCCAGACCTCCGACACCGGCGTCTTCAAGCCGGTCAGCCTGCCCCGCGCGGTGCAGCCGGTGCGCGGCGACTGGACCTACCGCTGGGACTTCCGCGAGATCTTCGCGGACGAGGTCGGCGGCTTCGTCGAGGTGAACCCGTGGGCCTGACGCGCGGCATCGACGCGGCGACCCTCGCCGCCATGGACGGCGTGTTCTTCCCCGTCGTCATGGTGCACGTCGACTGGCCGGGGGGCGCGATCCGCGCGCACTCGGGCGTCGGCGCGATCTCCTGGGGGGGGCACTCCTGGACCGGCGTCGGCGAGTTCGGCTCGGTCGAGGTGCCGGAGGAGTCCGGCGGCCTCGCCGCGCAGCCGGCCAACATCGGCCTCGTCGGTCTGCCCGACGAGCTCGACGCCTACCTCGGCGACCCGGTGCGCAACCGCGCGTGCACGATCTACGTCGGCGTCGTGACCGAGCGCGCCGGCAACGTCCTGATCGGCTCTCCGTTCTCGGTGTTCGCCGGCTACGTCGACGCGATGGCCGACACCGTGCGGGTCCGGAGCGGCGACGGCGACTCGGGTCTCATCCGCGGCGTCACGCTGACCGTCGCGCCCGGGCCGTCGCAGCGGTCCATCGGCGAGATCTACCACACCGACGAGGACCAGCGCCGGCTGCACCCGAACGACACGGCGGGCCGGCTGGTCATCCACGCGGAGGCGTGGGCGGAGCGGCAGACGTGGCCGGAATGATCCTCGCGACCGCCCTTGACGTCATGGCGCGGCCTTGGGCCTGGGGGCGGGCGGACTGCTGCACCGCGGCCTGCGACGTGTTCGAGCGCCTGCACGGCGTCGATCCGATGATGCCGCTGCGCGGGCGCTACGCCAGCGCCCGGACCGCCCGCCGGATCATCCTGCGCTGGGGCGGGTTCGAGGCGATGGCGGAGGGGCTGGCGCTACGGGCTGGGCTCGCGCCGGGCGAGGGCGCCGCCGGCGAGATCGGCGTGACCGACGACGCCGGCGACGGCGAGCCGGCGCTGGTCATCGGCGTCGGCGGGGGCGTGTGGCTGGGCAAGACGGAGACCGGGATGCAGCGGGTCGAAGGCGTGCGGAGGTGCTGGCGTGCGTAGGCTGCTGCTCGCCTCCGCCGCGGCGCTCGCCCTTCTGGCCCCGGCCGCCTCCGCCGCGCCGCTGATCGTGCCGGCGATCGCGACGGCGGTCGGCGCGGGAGCCTTCGGCACGTTCGTGATCGGCCTCGGGGTGTCTCTGGCGCTGACCGGAATCTCGATGCTGCTCGCGCCGAAGCCCGGCCGGATGGCGGGGCCGCAGGCCAACGGGCTCTCGGCGCCTGACGTCAAGCGGTCTCTGGCGCAGCAGAGCAGCCGGCCGCCCTACCGCTTCGCCTACGGGCGCGATCAGATCGCCGGCTCGCCCGCGCCCTGGCGCGTGAAGAAGCGCCGGCTCTACGGCTGCCTGATCTTCAACAGCCGCCCCAGCGAGATCGCCTCGTTCACCGTCAAGTTCGACAAGCGGACGGTGACGCTGACCGGCGATCCCTACGACTTCGCCGGGCCGGGCGCCAGCGGGTCGTTCAACGGCCTCGGCGGCGCCCCGGCCCCGCTGATCTGGATCGGGCGCGGCGACCAGACCCGCCCGCCGGTCGCGATCACCGACGACGTGCCGGAGTTCTTCGAGACGACCGACAAGTGGCGCGGGCTGACCGTGATGTGGCTCGTCCTGCACGCCGGCGGCAACGACGAGCGGCCGGAGCGGTGGCCCCGCGTCCCGCCGCTCGTGGAGGTCAACGCGCGGTGGTCGAAGGTATGGGACCCGCGCGAGAGCGGGCAGGACCCCGACGACCCGGACACATGGACCTACAGCGCGAACCAGGCTCTCTGTCTGCTGGACGCGCTGCGCCGGAACCCGATCCGGCGCTATGGGCTCAACATGATCGACCTCGCCTCGTTCATTGACGGCGCGGACGTCGCGGACGAGCAGGTGCCGCTCCTCGCCGGCGGGACCGAGCGCCGCTACCAGGCGCACGGCATGATCGTCTGGGACCGCCGGGAGATCATGGAGCAGGTCGAGCCGATCGCGGACTCGGGCGCGGGCCGGCTGGTCCGGATCGGCGGCCGCATCGGCTACGCCGCGGGCGCGTGGCGGGCGCCGAGCTACACCGCCACGGATGTCATCGGCGACGGCGTGGACTACCAGGTCCTGCAGCCGGGGCGCGAAGTGCCAGCCGGCATCCGGGCCTCCTACGTCTCGCCCGGGCGGTCGTGGCGGTCGGCCGAGCTGCCGCCGATCGCGGTCGCGGGCTCCGGCCTCTCCGCAGACGAGGAAGGCGTGGCGGAACTCCCGCTGCCGTTCTGCACGTCCGCCACGCAGGCCATGCGCATCCAGCAGATCGCGGCCCGCCGCGCGGCGCTGCAGCGGACGATCTCCTGCACGCTGCCCCCGTCGTCGGCGAACCTCGTGACCGGGGCGACGATGACGATGGCGCTGCCGGCCGCGTTCGCCCGGTTGAACGGCGCGTTCGAGGTCGAGAGCGCGAACCCGGGCCTCTGGGTCCAGGACCGGGAGGGCGGGGTGGCCCTGCGCAACCCCGTGACGCTCCGCGAGACGGCCGAGAGCGTCTACGCCTGGGACCCGAACACCGACGAGCTCGACCTGGCGGAAGCCACGTTCTCCGGCGACGTGCCCACCCCCGACGCGCCAGTGAGCATGGCCGCGACGTCCGGGGCGTCGGTCGCCAAGCGCAAGCGCCCGCGCATCCGCTGGGAGTTCGAGCCGGTCGACGGCGCGGACTACTACGAGGTGCAGTGGTGGATCACGGGCGAGACCCGAGGCCGCATCCGGCGGGTGCCGGAAAACGCCACCGACCCGGACGGCGACGTGCGCGGGTTCATCGGGACGGTGGTTGTCGGGGAGGAATACACGATAAGGGCGCGCGCGGTCATAGACATCGGTCGCCGGCGGAAAAAGAGCGGGTGGACCTCCATCACGATCGTTGCCCTGCCCCCAGATCTGGACCTCGACCCGCCGATCAATGGCTCGGCCACCGCCGGGTCCGGGGAGATCACGGCGGAGTTCACCAACTCGGATGGCGAGGACGTCTTCAACATGGAGATCTGGGCCGCCGACGTGGACGACGTCGACCAGGCGACGCGGATCAAGCGCACATGGCGCGGCGCGGACGAGACGATCAGCGCCACCGAGACCGGCCTGAGCACCGGCCAGCGCCGTTACTACTGGGCGCGCAGCCGGGCGCAGTACCAGGGCGTGTTCTCGTCCTGGACGGCCAGCGTCACCGCCGTCGCGCTCTAGGGGACAGGACCAGATGACGACCCACAACTACGGGCTGCCGGTGTTCTCCGGCTACACGTCGAAGGACTTCCACGACGCGGCGGTGAACCAGTCGCTCGACGCGCTGAAGGACATGATCGACGCCCTGACCGGCGGGGTGCTGGTCGTCGGCGAGTGGGACCCGACCTCCGGCGCCTTCCCGACCGCCCGGCCCGACGCCTCGCCGGTGCAGGCCGGAGACGCCTGGGTGGTCGTCGACGCCGGCACGGTCGACTCGATTGGCTTCGCCAAGGCGGACCGGCTGATCGCGCTGACCGACGCGCCGGGGACCTCCTACGCGGGGGCATGGGTCCGGGCGCCCTACTCCGACCTGTTGGAGGGGTTCGCTCGCCGGCCCTTCCGCACCGTCCTCGACCTGCTGGCCGACACCGGCGCCGCGCGCGGCGTCGGCGAGGTCTGGCACGCCGAGGGCTTCCGTTACCTCGAGGCCGCGGCCGGCGCGTCAGACCACGACCTGACGACCGCCGGCGGCGTGAAGCTCTACATCCAGCGCGAGCCCGGCGGCTTCGTCTCGCCGGCGCAGTGGGGCGCGAACCTGTTCGACGACGCGGGCGACGACACCGCCGCCTTCGCCTCGGCTTGCGCCTGGTGCAACAGCTACCGTTTCTGAAAGATCGCCGTTGTTGTCGCCTATTGCCACCGCCGTATCGTTTCTCACCCACGCCTTGCGGCCCGATTCAAGAGCTGCCGTGACGTTATTTGTAGACGGATAATCGTCGGTGATGGTTGGTTCGTAAGGGTCGTCAACGTCAACATCTGACGTGTCTCTATACTCTGCGGCATAAACATGCCCCTTGGCGTCGACCTCAAGTTTCGTGATAAAAGACGTTGCCTGACTGTCTGCCTCTGTGGCAATTTCTGCCGATGTAAGGTCGTCGGCATCTTTGTGGAAGCAAATTACACTGTTTGGT